TTTATCAATAACATCTTCGTATAGTAACTCACCTAAAGTAGACTTTAAGAAAGCTAACTCTTGGCTAGATACTCCTACTGCTATCTTAATACTATTTGCCGTCTGTGTAAACTCTGCACTTTGATCACTTACACCTAATCTTATTCTTATACCACTAGATGTTTCGGTAAAATCGCCTAACACTTCAGCAGAAGAACTAACTATTTTTATTCCAATACTTGTTTCTGTAAACTCTGCACTTTGATCACTTGTGCCTACAGCTACTTTGATGGCATCAGTGGTCTTTGTAAAATCACTACTTATGTCGGCAACACCAGCTAGTATTCCAACACCAACCGCAGTTTTAGATGAAATGCCGCTCATGTCAGCAGATGTTATAGCTATTTTTATGCCATCTGTTGTTTTAGTGAAGTCTCCACTAATGTCGGAAGAACTTACAGCTATCTTGATACCATCTGTTGTTTGTGTGTTAGTGAAACTAATATCTGCATCACCAGAAAATGTTGCATTACCTACACTTGTTTGTGTGTTGTTAAAACTAATATCGGAAGAACTTACAGCTATCTTTATTCCATCAGTAGTCTTTGTAAATATTGCACTTTGATCCGCTGAACCTAGTCTAATTCTTTCAGCTACAGAAGTCTGAGTGTTATTAAAGTTCATCTCAGAAGTTCCTGCTGCAATCTTTATAGCAGCTGTATCATCAACAAAGTTACCACTTATATCTGCAATACCTGCAAGTATACCAACACCAACAGATTGTTTAGAAGCAATACCAGACATTTCAGCAGAGCTAACACCTATTTTTATAGCAGCAGAAGTTTCTGTAAAATTAAAACTTTGAGTTGAAGAGCCAAAAAAGACAGAACTAACAGCAGAAAAAGGCTGTACTGCAAAGGCGTTAAACCCTAACATTATTTTACTGCCGTAATTGTTAACGAAGGTATAGAAAGTTGACCTGTTCCAGTATTTTCCCAATACATAGTGCTATGTATCGAAGACTCATTGCTTGAACCATACTCTCTACTTTGCATTTTTAAAGTTTTTGCACTTGTCCAAGAAGCTAATCTTCCAACATTTGTGTCAGCAGTGCCGCCAATATTTATTGTCCATATAAAAGTAATTCTAAAATGCCCATTATTAAGGGCACCATGAGTGGTTCTTGCATATACAACTTCATCACTATCTATAAAAAATTTATGAGAAGCTATAGCATGATTATCGCCAAATCCTGCCATATAATTAAAACTATATACAACTTGAGTAGCATCTGAGGGTGGAGTATAGGATATTGAAGAACCAGTTGTGTCTGCATAACTTGTCGTTAATGATTGACTTGCAGTAACATTTTCAAATGTATATCCGTTAACTGTACTACCATCACAAACCGAAGATATAGTTTGAATAACTCTACCTGAAGTAGCTATAGATCTTGCTAATTCTGCCGCTTTACTCATGCTAAGTCTCCGTGTATCGTTACAGAATGTACTGCTGTATCTGCATAAGCACCACTTCTTGTAGCACTTCCAACCTGAACTGTGCCTGTGGCAAGGGATGCAACATTAGTAATGTAATCACCTATTACTGATGCACTCTGTCCTATAGTGCTATGAACAGCATAGTCATTATTATTCATGTCACTGTTAATATTAACTGTGTATCTTCCAGTATCATCATCTGTCATACTTGTTAAGTTAAAGGAGTCATTTACTCCTGTAGTGCCTGTTCCAGATAAAGAAGACCCTGCAAATTGTACCCAACATTTAGCACTACCCTCTGCAACATAGCTTAAACCAATACTATTATTACCACTTGCATCTTTTAATGTATTTACCCTTAATTCACTAGCCATTATGCGAGGTCTCCATGAACTGTTCCATATGTTCTTTCCATATCTGTTGCTGACCCTTCATCATGGTTGTCTTGAACAGTATGTGTAGACGTTGTTCTATCAATACATCCACTAATATCAGCAGAAGAACTGCCAAGAAACGTAGAGTTAACAACAGTATATGTTGTAGCACTATTCATATTATTAGTGAAAGTAAGAGTCGTATCACCTGTGCCATTATCTACAAGAGAAGCTATATTAAAATCATCCTCTATAGAAGTTGTGCCACTTGTTCTGCCACCATCAAATACATACCACGCTTTAGCTAATCCTTCCATAGTATCTTGTGTACTACCAGATGTCTTTCCTATGCTATCTACTTTTAATATACTTGCCATTATGCTAAGTCTCCCATTCCATGAACCATAACAATATCATGGTCGTGATAACTACTTAGGTCAACATCTACAGTTTGTATACTATGTTGATTTGTCGCTAAATTTTTACAATTTATGGGAAACTCAAAGCCGTCATAGTCTGTGTTATTTCCTATAGAATAATCTGCATTACCCATAACATTTGTATAAGCAGGAGTATATTGACCTTCACCTACATCTGTAACACCACTTATATTCAAAGAATCCCTTGTACTAATTGTGCTTTGACCATCCATATTTATCCAAAACTTAATTAAACCTTGTTGTAGATTAGTTGTAGCAGAACCCTCACCTTGAATAGAAATAGAGCCTTCTGTTGTTTTGCCTTTTATAGTGTCTACATTGAGTTGGCTTGTCATACAATACTCCAATAACCATTAACAGTAACTGTTGCAGACTGTGTAATGGGACCTGCTGACACACCATTCTCATCTGCGTCTATAGTTATGTCTGCACTAATGGTCTGTCCATTTAATCTTATAATACTATTATTACCCTTGAATGGGTAGCGTGTGTCTGACTCATTCTTTGTGTAAGAGTTAGCAACAGAGAAAACATCATAGACAACCATTTCTACAATGTCATTTTCACTTGCTCCAGTCACTAACACTACTGTTGTTCCAGTGGTTGCAGTGTAGTCTGTTCCCGGTACAAGCAACACGCCATTCTGGTAAACATCCATGTACCTTGAGTCATTGTAACTGAGCGTTAAAGAGTTGGCATCTGATCCACTAAAGCTAGTCTGACTAGCTGTAGCTTGATATTGAAATCTACTTCTTACTCCAAAATTTTGTGATCTTCCTATATATGGCATTATGCTAAGTCTCCGTGAACTTCTGTAAAATTATAATGATTGTCTAAAAAGTTACTAGCTGTATAGTAGTTATAACCACTAGCTATTACATATTGACTTGTAGTTGGTACAGCAGAAGCTGTGTATACTGTTAATTTTCTATTGAAAACAGATGGTGCTCCTGTGGCAGTACCAGAGCCAGTTACTTGCAAAGAATAATTAACATTACCCATAGAATTACTTAACGCTAAAGTATAATCACCTGTGCCATTGTCTGTTAAAGTACTGTGGTTAAAAGAATCACGAATTACTGGTGTACCACTACCACCATCAACATTTGTCCAATTTTTAGCTAACCCTTGTTGTAGACTGGTTGTAGCAGTGCCTTCTCCTGCAATAGATCCAGCAACACCTATACCTGAATTTATAACTCTAGTTAGAGCCATCGCTTACTCCTTATGCGTATGGACTGTCACCTAATACAGATGTATCCCATGCTGCTTTAAGCTTTGCGATTGTATCTGCATCAGATATAGCTTTAGCTGCTGGTGCATCTCTTAGTTTTTTCTTCTTGGCTACACTTGCAGTCTTTGCACTTGCGTCATCTGCTTCTAATGCTTTCATGTATACAACGTCTTCTGCTTCTAACAATGGCTGTCTTACCTCTCTGATTTTATCTTGAAATATCTTTTTAGCTTCTGTCATGTCTTCAGATATGACTTTACCATTAAGTTTCCAAGCACCTCTAAAGTGTCTATCAGAAGGAACAGTCACAGTAGAAGCGTCTACAGTTGCTCCATCCTTATCTGTTATATATGTTTTGGTTGTCATTTTTGCTCCTTATGCTGCTTCATTATCAATCTTCCAAGCATTACGCCATATGCGTGTACTTGGCAGTTGATCCTTTTTACAAATAACTAATCTCTGTCGATTAGCTTTTTCATAATCTCTCCACACTCTTTGTGGTATGTCTTTCATAATTAAATACTCTATTGCTTGTTCTTCCGTCATTTTACCAATAGGCTTGGTATTGTGCAATAGATAACCTCTTGTATGTTTTTTAAAATCTGGCTTGGCTTCGTCTTCTGCTAACAACCAGTACACTTCTACTGGTGGTAGTATACCACCTTGTAATGCACAAGCCATCCAATTAGGGTCAGGTACAGTTACCTTTGCACATTCATCTGTGTCTGGGTCTTCCCATACAATACGATAGTCTGATTGTTTGCCTTCCAAGTTTTCTTTTGCCCAACACAATCTATCCCATAAATGTGTGCCTTGAAACTTTGGTGTTTTTATTGTCATGCTAAATCTCCTGCCATAAGTGTATTAGTAAACACAGAATCTGCTCTGTTTACTGTATAATCTTGTCCAGTATTTACCTGTAGAGAGG